ATAGGTACCATCGAACTTTCCTCGTAATACTGGAAATTGTCTAAAATACATTTTAAAATCCTTGATAAACTCTTTGTGCGGTCATAAGTTCTAGTTCTAAAAATTCTAATCGCATAGTAGCATGTGTCGGCATACCTTCTTCGAACGATGTAAATCCAGTGTCGCTACCATAGTCTACTGTCATATTAGTAAGAACACACGTCGAAATTTTACGAACATATGTATTTTCTTTTCCTGCATTATAATAAACGATAGAAAATTCAGATGGATAGTTAAAGAAGTATCCCGAGTCTTTGAGTTCTGGGTGCATATGATATGCGAACTTTTGAATGATTCCCATACCATCTCCCGCCGCCCCAGTTTTACGACTAAAAACTGCCTCTGCTTCTTTTAAACTTCTCGGAGCGAAATTGTATTCAAACATGAATGTTCTATTCGACATTGATCTGAAAAATTGTTCTTTATATGGATTCGGCACACTCTTAGTATTATTTTCTAATACTCTATTGACATCAGTCACATTACCGCCTAAAACTTTTGCAAGTTTACCACCAGAACGTAGTGCCAGTTTCATATTATCTGGACTTAATGGATTCGCCGCACCCAATAAAGATCTATTACCAGATCCGATCGCACCGAGCAGCGTACCCATACTTTCTGCTTCCCACGTTGCTTTATATCCAGAAGACATTTTATTTTCAGGCATCTGAAGAGCAATCGCACCAGCACCTCGATATAGTTCCTGACTTCCGCCTGCCACTGCGTTAGCTACGACACCCGCAACCCCTCCCCCAAAGGTTTTGGCAGCTACACTACCAAGTCTAGAAAGTAAAGATACCCCACCTGCATTTTTACCTCCACCCTTAGCCAACTGTTCAGCGATACCAAGACCAGCGCCAATACCTGCACCCTGAGCAGCCGCCACTTTTGTAGCGAGTTTTGGATCAGTAACATTTTCTGCACTCTTATCAAAAACGGCAGCACCTGCATTTTTAAAGGATTTACCGAGACGCGAATCTTCTCTTACTAGTGGATAGAAGATAATATAATGTGGGGACTGATCTTCCAAATCAAGTGGATACCGTATCGCACCTTGAACTCCAGCAGTGCCATTAACAAATCCCGCTCTTGGATCTTTGTCAGTAAATTCTTCTTTATCTGCCACTTATAAATATCCCTTAGATTGGTTATTTTCTTATATTTATATGGTTTATTCAAGAGATTCCTTAAAAGGTAGATACAATATTCAAAAACCCAATAAGTATATTGGGGATCCGACCAACATCATTTTCCGTTCAAGTTATGAATTGAAGTTTATGAAGTGGTGTGATGCAAATGATAGTGTTTCCGAGTGGGGATCAGAAGAACTTGCGATACCATATAGATCCCCTGTTGATGGAAGAGTCCATAGATACTTCGTCGACTTCTATATCAAAGTCAATAATCAACGTTATTTAATTGAAATTAAACCTGCTAAATTTACACGAGAACCAAAAATCCCAAAAAGAAAAACAAAACAGTTTCTTCAAGAAGTAATGACTTGGGGTGTGAATCAAGCAAAGTGGAAAGCAGCAACCGAGTTCTGTCTTGATAGAACATGGAAATTTCTTATATTAACTGAAAAAGAATTGGGAATAACGAATAAATAGTTATTATGGCAAATCCGTTCGAAAACCTTCGTGCTAAAGCTGGAGATGGACAAAAGTCTATCTGGTGGTATATGCGCAATGCTCAAAAATTAGTCGGCGCGAGTTTAACGTCGAACTCAGTCATGCAATCTGACATCGGAGAACTAAAGTCAAACATCGAAATTGGTTCGATGTATATGTACTATTACGATCCGAAATGGAAAAATGAGTTGCCATTCTATGATGCCTTCCCGTTAGTGCTGCCATTTGGTCCAGCACCAGGAGGGTTTTACGGTATCAATCTACACTATGCACCGTATTTAGTTAGAGGAAAGATTCTTGGTGAGTTGCTAAAATTTGCAGACTCCAAAACCTTTAGTCCTACAACTAAAATTAGAATGTCGTATCAAATGTTACAAGGCATAAGCAGTGCAAGCGAAGTTAAACCTTGCATCAAGCATTATTTAACTACACATGTTCAATCAAGATTTATGAAGATAAATCCTGCCGACTGGAAAAGTGCCATATTTTTACCTCTTGAAGCATTCCAGAAAAAAACAAAAGAAGAAGTATTCAGAGACTCGAGGAGTAAATACTAATGGCAGGACAAGGACTCAAAGAGTTCCTAGCAGAAGTTGGCACGAAGGACTTGGCAAGATCGCACAGATTCGAAGTAATTATCGGAACACCGAAATGCATGAATGGTGTAGCAAATACCATCGTCAATAAAATTTTGGATGCCAAAATCCCAGTATTGAATTTTAGCATAAACGATGCGACGAAGTTTCTTGCTGGGTCGAAAAACTCTCCAGAGAACGCTAATACGCAAAATATTTCACTTATGTGTGAAGAAGCAATCTTTCCTGGATTAATGATGGGATCTAAACCATACAAGTATAACAACCGTGTTGAAAATCGTGCTACCTTTCTAGACTACAATGGCGAATCTGCAACGTTTACCTTTTTGTGTGACAGCAACTGGGCAGTAAAGAAATATTTTGACACATGGATGCGCAAAATAGTAGATCCAGAAAAAAGATATGTTCTTCCATATGAAGATTATATATGTCAAATAGAATTATACTCATTGAACCAACAAGACGAAGTAACGAATAAGTGGATTATCGAAGAAGCATGGCCAAGATCAATGGCACCTGCTTCATTGGCATGGTCCAACACACAATTTGTTAGAATACCAGTAACCTTTACATTTAGGAATTGGTATCAGGATCAAAATGTTGTGCAAAAGGGTGCAAATGTTGTTGGCGGATTACTTGGGCAACAGAACGCTCTAGAGGGTGGTTCTAGTTAATTTAGTTTTTTATATTTATTAGGAGAATATTATGTTACCTGTTATGGAAACACCAACGTTTTACATTGAAATGATTGGGACTAAAGAAAAAGTTAAATTCAGACCATTTTTGGTCAAAGAAGAAAAGTTACTGATTCTGGCATCGGAATCTGAAGACCAAAGCGAGATGCTAAATGCGATGCAAGAAATTACAGATGTTTGTAGTTTCGGTAAACTGACTGGCAGCGAACTACCATTCTTTGAACTTCAGAATATCTTTATTAAACTTCGATCCGAATCTATTGGTCAGGTAACTGAGTTTAATTTGGTTTGTGGTGAATGTGGTCACAAGACTGCAGCGGAACTTGATCTAACAACAATCAAACCGACGCTTACCGAGGGTCATACAAATAAGATTGATGTTGGCAACGGTCTTGGAGTTATTATGAGGTATCCAACCTCAATCGATATGAAGGGTGACTCTACAACATACGATCTGGTTGTTTCTTGTATCGACAGTGTATATACTGCCGACGAAGTTTTCACTACCAAAGATCTCCAAAGAAAAGATGTAGAGCAATTCGTTGACAATCTAACTTCCGATCAGTTTAAGAAGATTACAGAATTCTTCCTCTCTATGCCCAGAATCGAGCACAAGATTGAATATGATTGCCCAAGTTGTTCAACACACAACGTTGTTTTCCTTGATGGAGTAGAAAGTTTTTTCGAATAACCCTTTCTCATGATAATTTGAGGAATCATTATAAGACCAACTTTATTTTAATGCATGAGCATAAATACTCATTAAGTGAACTTGAAAATATGATGCCTTGGGAAAGGGAAGTTTATGTTGGTTTATTATCAATACATTTAAAAGAAAAAGCAGATAAGCAAAGGCAGCAGAATTAATGGAACCTAAGTCCACTTCGGAAAGATTTGCCAAGGTAATAGAAACCGCCAAGAACAATTCAAGTTCTGGGGCAAAACCAATGCAATCTGGCGACAGGGACAAACAGTTTTCTGAAATTCGCAAACTTCTTGATCTCAACAAAAACAGACCTGCAGATATACAAGCATCCGCAAGATTAGTCAATAGTTTTGTTGAATCTATTGAAAAGAATACTGACGACACACTAAGATCTTTAGAGAAACAAGATAAGAAACTTTTAGAAGATACCTTGGATGCAATCACAAAATTGCAATTCAAGACTGTCGAAGAATTTAAAAACTCTCTAAAAGATATTAACGATCTCGCAGCAAAAATGATTGCTAGAAGCGAGAGTGATGGACCAAAAGAATTCGGTGATATTGGAAAGAATCTTCAAAATCAAACACTGGATGAACGATTTAAGTCGGAAGGATTGACTCTAAAAGGAGAAGATGATACATTCGGCAATAGATTGAAGCAACAATTTTTTGGAAACTCAAAAGAACCTGGAAGAGAAGGCACGCCAACCAAAGGGTTCAAAGAAGGATTTAAAAACGCTGGTAGTGAATTCATGGGTGGATTCAAAAGAGGATTGACACCTCAAAGCGGAGTTCTTGGTAGCATATTCAACTCTCAAGAATCTCGCCGAGAAGAAATTCGCAACGAGGTAAACCAATCTAACGAAAAGGTCTCAGAAGTAGAACAGTTGAAGAAAATGTTCTCTGACGCAATTAATAGTAAGACGAAAACAAACCAGTCTACTTCTCAATCTACAAAACAGTCTATAGCAGAATTCAAATCTGTCGATAAGATGTCTAATCTTACCGAAGAACAGAAAAAAATTCTAGAGCAGCAGGATATCAAACCATCTTCCGAGAAAGATATCTCGTATAGAAAAGAAGGTAAACCTGTTTCGATGGTAGAGATTAATAAAACTCTTGAAACAAAGTATAAAGAATCTCAACAACCAAAGGTAAAGATTCAGTCTGCTAGGGGTGGAATTGCATCCGATGATAAGAATGATGTTGCATCTATCTTAAATGAAATCAAAGACATCATCATAGAAATCAAAGACAAGTTGTTCGATAAAAAACGTGCTGGAGTTGCACCTTCAGGTAAAAAGCAGTTGGATCCAAGTTCCAACGTAAAAGAAGTTATGAATCGTAACAAAGTAGCAGAAGTAGAAGCAGAGCAAGCATCTGCTGATGCCCAAAAACGTGCGGAAAATATTGATAAACAAAATGCTGAAAAGGCATCTGCGAAGGTAGAGGCAAAAGAAAAATCTATACCAAAGGTGGTTATCGGAGGAACAGAATCCTCAAATTCTAGAGTAACACCAGAGACTCCTGCAACTGGAAATGGTGGGCAGGGACCAGCAGGTACCCAAGGTGATGCAGATGCACAGGGTGAAGGAGGATCTTCTCTACTTGGCGGAATCGCTGCTGGGTATGCTGGATTTAAATCTGGCGGCGAAGGAATATTGAAGGGTCTGAAGAATCAAAGATATTCTCCTGGGCTTTCCAACTTTGCTGAAAAGGCAGAGGGTGTATTCAGCAAAGGAACCAACTTTGTTGAAGGTGCTGCAGAGAAAGTTACCAGTCGTGTAAACGCAATTAAGAGTAAGGCAACTGACTTTATCTCTGATCGTGCAAATACATTACGTGGAAAGGCGACTGACCTTATTAAGAACAGAGGTCTTGGCGCACAACAACTGCTTGACAAAAATGGTAACCCTCTTGCTGGTGCTGCAAAACAGTCTCGAATCGGTAAAGTGTTTAGAGATCGTGCTGCGGGAGTTGTCGAAAAAGGCAAAGGGATGCTTGGTAAAGCATCAGGATTTGTCGGAAAAGAAGTCGCCAAGGGAAGCACCCTCGGTAAAGTTGCCCAAAGTGGTATGGGTATGCTCGGTTCGGCAAAGGGTGCCATCGGAAAAGTTGCTGAGAAAGCAATGGCATCTTCTGCTGGTAAAGGAATTGCCAAAGCAACAAGTAAAATTGGCGGCAAAGCAGTAGCTAAAATTGGTGCTAAAGCAGTTGGTAAATCCTTGCTGAAGAAAATTCCAATCATTGGTGCAGTTGCTGGTCTCGGATTTGGTGCGATGCGAGCACTACAAGGAGACTTTGCTGGTGCTGCTGGTGAAGTTGCGTCTGGTGTCGCTTCTACACTTCCTGGATTGGGAACTGCTGCATCGGTTGCTATTGATGCTGGACTTGCAGCAAGAGATATTTCCAGAGCAGGCAACGAAGATTCAACCGAGGGAACAATCG